CACCGCAACATCATTCTTCACAGCAGCAAACTTTTTACAATATGGTTCAGATTTGAGAGTTATTCGCTCAGTAGGTTCTACAGCAAATAATGCAACAAACGCTGGAACACCTGTAAGAGTACTCAACAAGACAAATTACGAACAAAACTTTGCAGCAGGAAGTAATTCAATTCAGTGGGCGGCAAAGTATCCAGGTTCACTAGGTAATGCACTACGTGTTTCGATGGCTGACGCCAACGTATCAACAGGTTGGACATACTCAGGTGAATTTAGTACAACACCTACTACTTCCACATATGCATCCAGAGCAGCAGCTTCAAATGATGAAATTCATATTGTTGTTGTTGATATGACAGGTGCTATTACGGGTACAGCAAACACAGTTGTTGAAAAATTTGGTTTCGTTTCTAAAGCAGGCGATGCTAAGAATACAGACGGTTCTTCCAACTATTATAAAGATGTTATCAATAGTCAATCTAAGTACATTTGGTGGATGGGTCACCCAGACACTGGTGCAAACTGGGGTCAAACTGCTATTCAAGTAGCAACAACTGGTGCTTATAATGGTTTGGCAGTTAACAACTTTGACTTGTCTGCAGGTAAAGATACTGCACCAACTGCAGGTAACAGAAACACATCTTATGATTTGTTTAACAATGTTGATTCTGTTGATGTTTCTCTATTGATGGCCGGTGAAACTTCAGATGATGTAGTACCTGACCGACTAATTTCTATTGCCGAGTCACGCAAAGATTGTATGGTGTTTATTTCTCCACCACTAACTTCTGTATTGAACAACTCAGGTTTAGAAGCAACAACTGTTAAAACTTATCGTGATACTATTACATCTTCTTCATACGCAGTTATGGATTGTGGATGGAAATATCAATACGACAAATACAATGACATATATCGTTGGTTGCCATTGAACGGTGATATTGCCGGTCTATTGGTTAGAACTGACGTTGACCGTGACCCATGGTTCTCACCAGCTGGGTTGAACAGAGGTCAAATTAAGAACGTTGTTAAATTGGCATGGAGTCCAACAAAATCTGAGAGAGATACATTGTACAATGCAGGTATTAATCCTGTTGTAACCTTCCCAGGTGAAGGTACTGTATTGTTCGGTGATAAAACTTTATTGAACAGACCAGAAGCAATGGACAGAATTAACGTTCGTAGATTGTTTATTGTACTAGAGAAAACAGTTGCTCGTGCATCTCGTTCTTCATTGTTTGAATTTAACGATGAATTCACACGTGCTCAGTTTGTTAACTTGGTTGAACCGTATTTGCGTGAAATCCAAGGCCGCCGTGGTATCTATGACTTCCGTGTTGTTTGTGATACTACAAATAACACACCAGAGGTCATAGACCGCAATGAGTTTGTTGGTGACATTTATGTTAAACCAGCCCGTTCCATCAACTTCATCCAACTAAACTTTGTTGCAGTCCGTACTGGTGTTGCATTCAATGAAATCGTTGGACGATTCTAATAAATAGAGAGATAGGAGAAAATTAAATGGCATTTAATATTAACGAATTCCGCTCTCAAATGCAGGGTGATGGTGCGAGACCAAACCTCTTTGAGGTAACCATGCCTTTTCCGGCATTTGCTTTACCTGGTAATGCACAAACGAAATTATCATTCATGTGTAAGACCGCACAACTTCCAGGTTCTACTGTTGGTACTGTGCCTGTTCAATACTTCGGCCGTGAGTTGAAGTTTGTGGGCAACAGAACCTTCACTGATTGGACACTCTCAATCATCAATGATGAAGACTTTGTTGTGCGTAATGCATTTGAAAGATGGATGAATGGCCTGAACAGCCATAGTTTAAACGTTCGCAACCCATTGGCACAAACTCCAGGCAGTTATACTGTTGACGGAGAAGTTAAACAATTCGCCAAGAACGGTGACACGTTGAAGAAATATAAGTTTGTTGGTTTATTCCCAACAGACGTTTCTCCAATTGATGTTGACTGGGGTTCTAACGACTCGATTGAAGAATTCACGGTGACTCTATCATATCAATGGTGGGAATCCGTAGAAGATAACGTGGTTTGATGAAAGAGGGTGGAGTGTAAAAACTCCACCTTTTTAGATATATGTCTTTATATTTGTTGGTAAAAGAACACAAAGTTACAGGATTAAAATATCTCTGTAAACATGAAGCACAATCTTTAAAAGATTGTGTTTTGTATCGTGGTTCCGGAACATATTGGAAAAGACATTTAAAACAAAATGGTAATATAGTAAACACAAAATGTTTATTTGTTACAGAAGATAAAGATGTTTTTAGAAAAATTGCTATCAAATATTCATTGGAGTTTGATATTGTGAATTCTGATAAATGGGCAAATTTAACACTAGAAGAAGGTCAAGGTGGAAATACTGTGTTTGATAAAATAGAACATGGTAAAAAAACGAGTTTTGGGTTAAATAAACCAATTGTTAAACAAAAACATTTAAAACATTTATCAGAACACATAAAAATAATTCAACCATTAGCGGCAAAAGCAGCCAAAGAAAAATTGACAGGTGTTAAAAAGTCCGAACAGCATAGATATAATATGTGTGGTGAAAGACCTCATGTTAATCAAACTGGTAGTAAAAATAATAATGCTAAAAAAATACAAACACCGTTTGGCATTTTTTATAGTATAAGTGAAGCATCAAAAAATATACAAGGATATACTTATAAAATGATTTGGTCTAGATTAAATAATGTTTCGGGATGGAGATATATCTAAATGATTAAACTTTTTGGTTTTACTTTTGGTGACAAAGAAGTCGTTCAGGTTCAAAACCCGAACGAATCTTCTTTTGCTCTACCGACAAATGCAATAGATGATGGTGCAGTTACTATTACAGGTAACGCACACTATGGTACGTATGTTGATTTAGAGGGTTCAATTCGTAATGAGTTGGAACTAATCACACGTTACCGTGAAATGTCGAATCACCCTGAGCTTGAAATGGCTATTGACGAAATTGTCAATGAAGCTATTACTCGTTCCGAAGAGGGCAAGATTCTTGATATCGTTATGGATAATCTGAAACAACCAGAATCGATTAAGAAAAAAATACGTGAAGAATTCAACAACGTTATGCGTATGTTGAACTTTGCAAACCTTGCCGATGATTTATTCAAACGATGGTATATTGATGGTAGAATTTACTATCACATTATCGTTAACGAAAAGAATCCTAAAGAAGGCATTAAAGAATTACGTTACATCGACCCACGTAAAATTCGTAAGGTTCGAGAAGTACAAAAAGACCGTGATCCAAAAACTGGTGCATCGGTTATTAAATCTATTGCTGAGTACTATGTCTATAATGACCGTGGTACCACAACACAAACATATACTGCCCAAGTTAATCAGGGATTGAGAATTTCTTCTGATGCAGTTATCAATATCAATTCTGGTTTGATGGATGCAAAGAATACATTTGTTATTTCTTATATTCACAAAGCAATCAAGCCACTTAATCAGTTGCGTATGATTGAAGATGCGGTAGTTATCTATCGTTTGTCTAGAGCACCAGAACGCCGCATTTTCTATATTGACGTTGGTAACTTACCAAAAGGTAAGGCTGAACAATATTTACGTGACGTTATGGTTAAGTATCGTAACAAGATGGTTTATGATGCTACGACTGGTGAACTGCGTGATGACCGCAAACACATGTCGATGTTAGAAGACTTTTGGTTACCTCGCCGTGAAGGTGGTAAAGGTACAGAAATTACAACATTGCCAGCTGGTCAAAACCTTGGTGAGTTAGAAGACGTTAAGTATTTCAGAAACAAACTGTTGAATGCATTGAACGTTCCAATTGCACGTTTAGAACCACAACAATCTGGTGGTATGATTGGCATTGGTAGAAGCACTGAAGTAACACGTGATGAAGCCAAGTTTGCAAAGTTTGTACAGAGACTACGTAATAAATTCACACACATCTTTGATGAAGCATTGAGTGTACAGTTGACACTTAAAGGTATTTGTACCCGTGAAGAATGGGAAGAATTCAAAGAAGACATTTACTACGACTTCCAAAAAGATAATAACTTTGTTGAGTTGCGTGATGCTGAATTGTTACGTGAAAGAATTAATTTGTTAACTCAAGTTGACCCATTTGTTGGCCGTTATTATTCTGCCGATTGGGTTAAACGTCATATCTTGCAATTGACTAAAGAACAAATTGAAGAGATGGATAAAGAGATTAAAAAAGAAGATGACGATGGTACTGGAGGTTCAGTGTTACAACAAGGTGGAGAACCACCTGTATCACCAGATGAATACCCACCAGTTGACAATACTGCTGATGAAGCCGCAACAGAATCTATGACGCCAATGTTGGATGCCGAGTTAGATAAATACTCATCAAGTATGATAAATAAGAAATAATGGAGAATAATTATGGATATTAAAAACTTTATTGATGCTTCAATTGAAGGTAATGCAGTCGAAGCACAACAAGCATTGAACGATGTAATTTCAGCACGTGCCATGGAAGCCTTGGCATCTCGTAAAACTGAGATCGCACAAAATTTGTATAACGGCAGAGAAACAGAATCAACCGAAGAACAACAAGAAGTATGAAATCGTTACAAGAATTAAGAAACATTGTTGAGGAAGAGAAGAAGGACTATTCAAAGTTCGATGCTCTTGTGCGTGCTGGTTTAGGTAACAAAGCACAGATTCAACGTTTGCATAATATTCTTGACAAGATGGGTGAAGAAAAGCCTAACTTTAATAACGCAGATAAAGAAATCATACGTAATATTTTTAACAAGATGGTTGATTTGATTACCAGTAATCCAAACATCAATCGTCAAGCTCGCCGTGCGGTATCAGAAGAACTTGAAGAAAGTTTAATTGATAGTTCCGATTATAAGATTGGACCATCTGGCAAGAAAATTAAAGCGCATCGTATCGAAATTAAATCGGGTACTGAAAAGGCAAAAGACCAAGTGGTTGAAGCAGTTGAAGACAATGTAGTTCCACCATCGGATCCTCCATTTGTTTTATTGTTAAAACGTAGAGCAGTCAGATTGTTTCCTGATGGTACTAAGGTTGCCTTGTATTACAACGACAAACTTAAAAAAGTATTCTCAGTACCATTCAACTCACAATACATGGGTTACAACTCAATGGCACCAGTCATTCAGGCCGAAGGCATGGACGAACAAGGAGAGATGTTGGAAGAGGCTGTCATGGATACTCTACATAAGATTGTATCTAACAAGTCGGCACAAAAAGTTAAGTTTGCCTCTGGCGAAACAAGAACGGTTGACCATTTTACAGCATCAGCACTCACACAAGTTCATGGTGCTTTGAATGACGACAATAAGAAAAAGTTTGCAGACATGGTGCATAAGTCACCTGGTCATTTTACCAAGGCTGCAGATTTTGCTTTCAGTAAATCAAAATGACATTTATTGAAAGTATATTAAATAACAAACTAACCGAGGCAAAAGATAAATTATTTGCACGGTTAAATGAGGTTGCTTCTGAGAAATTAACAGAAGCAAAAGGTCATATTGCTCATATCGTATATGAAGAAGTAGAAGACTTGGATGAAGGCAACATTGTTAAAACTGGTAGGGTTCAAAGAATCAAAAGACGTATCAGAAGAAACAAACAAGGCCGAATCATTCTTCAACGCAATGTACGTAGGTCAGCAATTAAAGGATATAGACTTTCTGGAAATACGGTAAAAAGAATACCTGCTGCACAAAGATTGCATAAATCCAGAATGTTAAAGAGATATTGGAAAACTAAAGGCCGCTCAAAGATGAATAGAGTCTTATTAAAAAGAAAAATGTCTATGCGCCGCCGCAAATCAATGGGAATAAAATAATATGGCATACGAAATTATTAACACAAAAAGATCCCGCTCGATTATCAGAGTTACTGGTAATACGGCAACAACTATTCCGTTGACTTCACTTGCAACAGATGCCAATGAAGTTATCACAGCTGCATCGATTGCACACATTATTACCTCTTCTGATGGATGGATTCGCATCTATCGTGGTGATAATACATCTGCACCATTGGTTGTTGCAATGTATCAGTCAAATGACTTACCATTGACACAGTATGATATCTCTTTGGCAAATACACCTTCTGCCAATTTACATATCACCAACAGTGGTACTGATGGTACTGTGATTCTATCAGTTACTAAATCTGCAACTTATGCAACACCATTAGTAGGTATCTAAAATGAAACTAATTACAGAAAGAATTGAGAGCGTAAAGTATCTCACTGAAGCAACAGAAAAAGGTAAAAAGAACCTTTACATTGAAGGTACTTTCCTTGTTGCTGAAAAAATTAATCGTAATAACCGCATGTACAAGATGGATACATTGCGTAAAGAAGTTAAACGTTATAACGAAGAATTTGTTAAAACAAACCGTGCATTGGGAGAACTTGGTCATCCAGACACACCGACTCTCAACTTGGAACGAGTATCACATAAGATTGTATCTTTGACTGAAGATGGCAATTCATTTTATGGTAAGGCATTGATCCTAGATACTCCATACGGAAATATTGTTAAGAATTTTATTGAGAATGATGTTAACTTGGGTGTATCTTCTAGAGCTATGGGTTCTGTAACCATGACTAGAGAAGGTTACAACTTGGTACAAGACGATTTGCGTTTGGCTACGGCTGCCGATATCGTTGCGGATCCATCAGCTCCAGGTGCATTTGTTAACGGAATTATGGAGGGTAAAGAATGGCTATTCGTTGAGGGACGATTCGTGGAAGTAGACATAGATAATGCTAAGAGAGCCATACGAAATGCTCCACAAAAACAATTAGAAGCAGTTGCATTGCAGCTGTTTGAAAATTTCATCAGAAAACTTTAATTTTATAAATAAGATACCTAGGCGGACCAACACCCCAGAATGCGAAGCCAGATGATGACTCGCACAAGATCGATGCTACTAAGGCAGCTAAGAGCGCAACCGCTCCGACAACAAAGCCTTCTGCAGCTTCTGCTGACACTCAACTAAAAATGAGAGAAGAAGAAGAAATCGAAGGTACTGTTGTGTCTGAGTACCGAGTTAATGCTAAAGACGACATTGATGCTTTGTTTGCCGATGACCAAAACATCTCTGAAGAATTCAAATCTAAAGTTACTACGATTTTTGAAGCACGTGTTATTGACCGTATTCAACAAATCGAAGAACAAACTGAAGCTAAGTATGCCGGTATGCTTGAAGAAGCTATCGAGTCTGTACGCACTCAGTTAGAAGAAAAAGTAGACGACTATGTTAACTACGTAGTTGAACAATGGCTAGAAGAAAACGCAATCGCTATCGAATCCGGTTTGCGTGCTGAATTGGCCGAAGACTTTATTTCTGGTCTACACAAATTGTTTGCTGAGAACTACATCAATGTACCTGAAGACAAGGTAGAATTGGTTGATGAGTTGGCAACTAAAGTGGAACAGTTAGAGTCCAAATTAAATGAAGAAATTGAAAAGAGCATCGGTTACAAGAAGTCTTTAATCGAAGCTACAAAACAAGAAGTTACCCGTTCTGTTTGCGAAGGCCTAACAGAAACTCAAGTTGAAAAAATCAAATCGCTTGCAGAGAGCGTTGAATTCTCCACAGAGGACGAATACCAAAATAAACTTGAAACAATCCGTGAAAACTACTTCCCATCTGGTGTTAAAAAGGCAGACGAAGAGCAACTACACGAACAGGTATCTGCAGAAGACGCAGGCGAAACTAAGAAACAAGTAAGCGCCGACCCATATGTGTCATCTGTTGCTAACGCTATTTCTAAAACCAAACTATAAATTAATCAAGGAGATTAAATATGTTACTTTCTGAACAACTTCAGACTAAATGGGCAACGGTCATTGACCACCCAGAACTACCAAAAATTACTGACCCATACCGCAAGGCTGTGACTGCTGTTATTCTTGAGAATCAAGCTCAAGAAATGCAGAAGCAATCTGGTATGATGATGGAAACTGCGCCAACCAATTCTTTGGGTGGTACAGGTTATTCCGGTGGTTCTACCAACACAGGCCCTGTTGCCGGTTTCGATCCAATCCTAATCAGCTTGGTTCGCCGTTCTTTGCCTAACCTTATCGCTTATGATATCGCTGGCGTTCAACCAATGACAGGCCCAACAGGCTTGATCTTTGCAATGCGTTCTACTTACGGTACTAACCGTGATATGGCTAGCAGTGCTATCGAAGCTTTCTACAATGAAGCCAACACTGGTTTCTCTGGTGATAAGGCTACACAAACAGCTATTTCTATGGCTGCTAATACTGCTTTGGGTAACCAAAACGTTTTTGCTTCTACAGTTACAACTGGCGGTGCAATGGCAACTTCTGTTGCTGAAGATTTGACATTCAATGAAATGGGCTTCTCAATTGAGAAAGTTTCTGTTACTGCAAAGTCACGTGCTTTGAAGGCAGAGTACTCAATGGAATTGGCACAAGACTTGAAGGCAGTTCATGGTCTAGACGCAGAAACAGAATTGGCAAACATCTTGTCAACTGAAATTCTTGCTGAAATTAACCGTGAAGTTATCCGTACAATTTACTCTGTTGCTAAAGTTGGTGCTCAAGTTGGTACTACTACTGCAGGTACATTTGACTTGGATACAGACTCCAACGGTCGCTGGATGGTTGAAAAGATTAAAGGTTTGGCATTCCAATTGGAACGTGAAGCCAATACAATCGCTAAGACAACCCGTCGTGGTAAAGGTAACGTGATGATCTGTTCATCTGACGTTGCTTCTGCTTTGGCAATGGCTGGTCTTTTGGACTACCAATCTGCTTTGAACAGCCAAGTTAACTTGACAGTTGACGATACTGGCAATACATTTGCTGGTACATTGTTCGGTCGTATCAAAGTGTACATCGATCCATATTTTGCTGCTAACTCCACATCCGAGTTTGCCGTTATGGGTTATAAGGGTTCTAACGCATATGACGCAGGTATTTTCTACTGCCCATACGTTCCTCTACAAATGGTTCGTGCAGTTGATACAAACAACTTCCAACCAAAGATTGGCTTCAAGACACGTTATGGTCTAGTTGCTAACCCATTTGCAGAAGGTGCTACACAAGGCGTTGGCGCATTGACCGCTAGAGCTAACTTGTACTATCGTGCATTCAAGATTTCTAACTTGATGTAATAGAAACCCCGTTAAGAGGGTTACTTAAAAGAGAGGGTCGAAAGACCTTCTCTTTTTTTTCGCCTAAATATACGTATGACAGCACTAACAAGAAACCCATCAAATCCAAATTTAATTCATCCAAATAAATTTGAGTTAAACTTTGGTCGACTACCAAACATGCAGTACTTTTGCCAAACGGTAACGGTACCTGGAGTTTCATTGTCGGAAATACCAAAGCCAACACCTTTCGTTGACATGTACATTCCTGGTGAGAAGGCCATCTATGACTTGTTAAACGTAACCTTTATGGTTGACGAAGAACTACAGGCATGGAAAGAAGTACACGATTGGATTCGTGCCATGACATTCCCTAAAGATTACTCTGAGTACCAAAACTTGGCAAACTTGAATCGATATACAACTTTAGGTAAAACTACAGGTCCCCAATATTCTGATGCAACAATTACCATATTGTCATCATCAAATATTCCATTGTACCGATTTAAATTCTACGAAGTATTCCCAACAAGCATATCTTCATTCGCCATGTCATCTACCGACACACCTGAGAATATCATTACTGCCGATGCCACATTCAGATTTACCTATTACGATATTGACAAACTGTAATTTATAATGTATACTCCTAACTAGGAGGCTCTATGACTAAACTTGAAGAACTGTTGGAGATGTGGCGTAAAGATGCACAGATTGACCGCACACAACCCAACGTTGAACTGATTAATATTCCACAACTACACTCGAAGTACTTGACTATCATGTCCAAGCACAGACTTCTTTCTAAAGAAGCTGAGTTTAAGTTTAACAAATATAAAAAAATAAAGTGGGAATATTATACAGGCAAAATGGATGATGACGAATTAAAAAAATACGGATGGGAACCATTTCCATTTGTACTCAAATCCGACATTACTACATACTTTGATAGTGATGAAGATTTAAACAAACTCTCTGCCAGCAAAATAATGCATGATGAAATAGTTGATGTTTGCCAAAGTATTATGAAGGAACTCAACAGTCGTACATTTCAGTTACGTGACTATATTGCTTGGGAGAGGTTCATACAAGGCATAGGTTAATGGCAGATTTGATATTAAAAAAACTTAATGAAGCTTACATTAGGTTTGAATGTGAAAGAAACATAGCACAAGAGTTAAGTGATTATTTCACATTCTATGTTCCAGGTTACCAGTTTACTCCTGCTTATAAGTCTCGCATATGGGACGGCAAGATTAGATTGGCAGACCTAAGAACATTTAATATCTATCATGGTCTAGTTCCATACATTCAAAAGTTTTGTGAAGAACGTGAATACACATTAGAACTGGAAAAAGAAGTTAATATCACAACTAACTTCTCTGTACACGAAGCAAAAGAATTCATTACATCATTAAACTTGCCACTAGAGGTACGTGATTACCAACTAGATGCATTCGTAAAAGCCATTCGTAACAAACGAATGTTGTTATTATCACCAACAGCATCAGGCAAATCTCTTATACTGTATCTCATTCTCTCTAAGATACAAGAACAGAATCACTCTAAAGGTTTATTAATTGTACCAACCACATCATTGGTTGAACAAATGTATTCTGATTTCAAGTCATATGGTTATGATGTTGATACGTATTGTCACCGACAGTATGCAGGTAAAGATAAACACACAGATAAGTTTTTAACTATCACAACATGGCAATCCATCTACAACAGAGAGAAAGAATACTTTGAACAGTTTGATTATGTACTAGGTGATGAGGCCCACCAGTTTAAAGCAAAGTCTCTGACAACCATACTATCTGGTTGTGTGAATGCGTCCATGCGTGTTGGATGTACTGGAACATTAGATGGCACTCAGACACACAGATTAGTATTAGAAGGTTTGTTTGGTGCAGTTCATAAGGCAACAACAACTAAAGAATTGATTGAAAACAAACATGCTGCTGATTTTAAAATCAAATGTATTGTACTAAAATATCCAGATGTTGTATGTAAAGAATCCAGAAATTGGGATTACAATGCTGAAATGGATTACATTGTTGCTAGTAGAAAAAGAAATGATTTCATTAAGAATCTAACTCTATCGTTAGAAGGTAACACACTTGTATTATTCCAATATGTGGATAAACATGGCAAGTTTTTATATGAACACATCAAAGACAGTAACATAGATAGAACAATATCTTTTGTTTATGGTGGTACTGATGTAGAAGAACGTGAGAATGTTCGTGCCGTAACAGAAAAAGAAACTAATGCAATCATTGTTGCATCTTATGGTACATTCTCTACTGGTATTAATATTCGTAATCTACCGTGTTAAAATATACGATGAAGAAAAGTTTGAATATAAATTTTACAACGTAGATATAAAAGAATGAACAACGAATTATCAATTAAACTCTTTAGATTGGCAACAGGCGATGACATTATCTCCGCCTTTGTTGAAGACATAGAGTCCAATAGTGTTATTCTGCAACACCCTATGAAATTAGTTTTTCGTAGGATTCCAACTGGTGCAACTATATTGGCTATGATGCCATGGTTGCCTAGTGAGTTGATTAAAGTCGATGCCGCTGTCATCGACCTTGCAGAAATTGTGACTATATTGGAATTGAAAGATGATATGGTTGATTACTACCTGAATGTAGTAGAGAAATTTTTGTTATCTACTGAAAACTCGGAAGAGATTTTTAGAGAGAGATTACTTGGTGCAATGGATCATTCTGAATTGGATAACCTAGAACAAGTAATGGAAGAGAAAACTAATAGTGTAATCCATTAACATGAAACAGCAACACCGCAATTATATGATTAAACCAACCAACGTGTCAAGCGTTAAATAAGGCAAATATGAGTACTAAACATTATGTGAACAACGCCGACTTTCTGAAGGCTCTAATTCAATACCGTGAGGATTGTGAAACCGCAAAGAAGGATGGTAAAGAAGATCCACAGATTCCAAATTATATTGGTGAATGTTTCCTGAAAATTGCGGAACACTTGTCTAGAAAACCAAACTTTATTTCCTATTCCTTCCGTGATGAGATGATGAGTGATGGTGTTGAGAATTGCCTGATGTACTTTCGCAACTTTGATCCGGTAAAGAGTAAGAATCCATTTGCTTATTTTACTCAAATCATATATTATGCTTTTCTCAGACGAATTATGCGTGAGAAGAAACAACTGTATGTTAAGTATAAGGCAACAGAGATGTTCGGCATACTAGATGAGGGTGAATTTCTATCTGATGATGACGGAGCCAACAAACAGTTCCAGTTGTATGAAAACATTTCCGAATTCATTTACAACTTTGAAGAAAACAAAAAGAAGAAAAAAGAAAGTAAAACTAAAGGACTTGAAAAGTTCATTGAAGAGATTGATGATAATAAATGAAGCTGGCAATTATAAATGATACCCATGCGGGTGCCCGTGGTGATAGTTTACCTTTTAATGAATACTTCTTCAAATTCTGGGAAGGTACATTCTTTCCTTATTTGAAAGAACACGACATTAAACATATCTGCCACCTTGGTGATGTGGTA